CATACCAGCAAAACCCCTCTCAGGACATCCATGAACTTGTGCGAAGGTCGCAGGGTGGCTCAATACTTGATGAATCAAACCTTTTGGCAGTGTGCAGAAAATGCCATGACAGAATAGGTAGATACCCTCAACTGGCTTTTGAACTTGGGCTTTCTCGTCATCACTGGGAAGATAGACAGGGCGACTAATATCTTTGCCGTGACAAGCACGGCAACCGTCAATCCACCAAAGTTGATGGGCATTGACCTTTCGCTAACCTCCACTGGCGTCAGTTTTTTGGGGGACACATTCGCCATTCAGTCAAAACTAAGGGGCACTGAGCGGTTGGTCGAAATATCTGAACGATTGGTAAATTTTGCACAAGATGTCCAGCCAGTAGCAATAGTTATGGAGGGCTACTCATTTGGGTCCAAGTTTTCTCGTGCCCACTCAATAGGGGAATTGGGCGGAGCGGTGAAAGTCGGCTTACATAAGGCAGGGTTCCGAATGGTTGAGGTTCCACCAAAGTGCAGGGCCAAGTTTGCCACTGGCAATGGAAATGCTGGCAAAGACGAGGTGTTGGCTGCGGTAAAAGAAATTGTTCCAGAAAAATTTGTCGAGTCTTTTGGTGATGACGAGTGCGACGCTTGGGTTCTTGAACATATGGCCTATGCGCAAATTGGAGAATCTCCCTATAAATGGTCAGACCAGCAAATGTCTGCCCTGGAGAAGGTAGATTGGACACCACTGTACGAAGCACTAAGGAGAAACGCGAGATGGTCAGAACTGCTCCCATAAGCCAAGTAGAGATTGAGCAGGAGTTGCTGCGAATGATGGATTTATTGGAAGAGGAAACTGAAGCATTCGAAAAACTTGCAGAAGACGCCGCCAAAAAAGAATCTCTCTACAAGGCAAATTGGGCCAAAGAATATCTATCCGCAAAAGGCTCAATTAAAGAACGAGAAGCATGGGCGGATTACAAAATGGCTGATTTTGATTACGACTACAAAATCGCTGAGGCATTGGTTAAGGCAAAGAGGGAGAAACTTCTTTCTTTGCGCACGTCAATGGATTCCCTCAGGACACTTAACGCGAACGTGAGGGTTCAGGTATGAACAATATTCATCCATCACTAAAAAGTATGGCTTGGCCAATTCATGAATTGGATTTTCTTGAAGGAAACCCCAGAAAGGGGAACGTTGACGCAATTGCTGCCTCGTATAAGGAATTTGGACAAGTCAAACCGATAGTTGCCAAAAAGAATATGGATGGCAGTGGCACGGTTATTGCTGGCAATCACCAATTGATGGCAGCAATAAAACTTGGGTGGGACAAGATTGCGGTCATTTTTCTTGACGCAGATGACAAACAAGCCGTTGCGTATGCCCTCGCCGACAACAGAACGATGGAATTGGGCTACACAGACGATGACCTTCTTCAAAAAATGTTGACAGAAGTATCAAGCGATTTTAGCGAACTTTGGAATGGCTTGGGTTGGGATGAGTTTGAGATGGCCGCAATGGATGAGCGTGCGGTCATAAAAGCCAACGACGATATTACAAAAACATCCTATGTTCCGCCAGTGATAGTTGCAAAGCCAATTGAAGTATCGGAAGAAGTTGAAAAACAAATTTCTGCTCTTGTCTCCAAAGACGACGATGGTGAAACAAAACTTATTGCCCCCAAGGGTATGGACCACACCGAAATCGCATTGCGAGGCTCATCTGTTGCGGTTCCTGGCGCTGCGCCAAAAGCAATAGTTTCAGTGCAAGTCGTTTTTGATGATGCCGACCAGCAGCGCAAGTGGTACGACTTTGTCAGATGGCTTCGCAATGAACCATCAATTGACGGCACAACGACAGCAGAGCGGCTGATTAACTTTATTGAGGCTCACACGGACGCATGACACGACAGAGACTATTTCTTGATATCAATTGCGTAGAAGCGGCGCGCCAGCGGATACGTCACGTCTACGACACGTTTGACACGGTTTGCGTTCAGTTCTCTGGAGGAAAGGACTCAACTGCGGTTTTGCTTTTGGCAAAAGAAGTACATGAGGAACGTGGGCTTGGGCCAGTTAAGGTCATTTTTCGCGATGAAGAAATGGTCAGTCCGATGGTTATTGACTATGTCAACTACATCAGGCAACAACCATGGGTTGACATGGAGTGGTACTGCATTCCCTCTGGCTCGGAGATATGGGTTTTGGGCAGACGACAGTCTGTTGTTTTGTGGAGTGAAAAGCGCCAAAAAGAAGGCCGTTTAATCAGGGAAATTCCACCGTTTGCGATAACGCCAAAAGATTTTGGAATAACAAGCGAAAAAGAAGTAAACGAAAGTATTGATTACTACACAATGCAGGGCAAGAACGGAAGTGTTGCCTTCGTCACTGGTGTTCGAGCAAATGAATCAATGATTCGCTATAGGTCATTGGTTCAGAAATTGAACGAAAACTACATAGTCACCCCATACAAGGGGAAAAAAGGCATGCCAATGAAATTTGCAAAAGTCATCTACGACTGGCAAGCCGCCGATGTTTTCAAATTCATCATTGAAGAGCATGGAGAGCGCTACTGCGAGTATTACGATTCTGCGGCAATAACTGGCAGCAATACCCGAGTTGGCATACCACTGCATTCTGTTGCAATTAGGAGAATTGGGGACGTAGTTGCCACTGAACCAGAATTTTACGACAGGCTCGTTGAGTGTTTCCCGTACATAGACGCACAGTACAGATATTGGCCAGTCTTTAATCTTGAGGCAGTAATCGAGAAATACGCAAAGATGGGTTTTGACGGCGCAAAAGAGTTCATAGAGGACTACATGATTGGCCAGTCAAAAAAACAGAGAGCAAAAGCATTTGTTGCTGAGTATCGACGCAAACACGTTGCTGACCCAAAGTCATACACGATTTATTCGTTGATAAATTCACTTTTCATGCATTCTTTAGCGATAAGCATTTCTGCAAGCCCAATTGGGCCAAAAACTAGAGTTCATTCAGTTAGGGAAATTGAAGCATCAGAAATAAACAGCGAGGAAACATGACATCTTTGAAAATTGAAAATATTGAAGTTGACCAACTCAAAAAAGGAGACTGGCACTGCAACCATATTTTGCGGCCAGATTTGCTTACTCTCTCTGCTTCGCTTAATGAGTTTGGATTCATTTTCCCGATACTTGTACGCAGGAAAGACAACTCGATTATTGATGGCTACCACAGGTGGATGCTCGTTAAGGAAAACGAACATTTTGCTAAAAAAATAAAAACGATTCCGTGCGTTTTTGTTGATTGCGACTCCCTGGAAGCAGCAATGATGCATATTCGCCTTAATAGGGGTAGGGGAAATCTTGTTGCTCACAAACTTGCAAAAATAGTTAGGGACCTTGTCTACAGCAACAAATACACCGAAGAGGACATGGACAAGTTGCTGTCAATGAAATATGACGAATTGCATCTTCTTCTCGACGGAACATTGATAAAAAAACTCAACATTTCTGAACACAAGTACTCTAGAGCGTGGGTTCCAATTGAAGCCCCAGCAGGAACTGTTGACACTTTCGAAACCGAACGACCACCAAATAAGGATAGATAACGCCAGTAATACCCTCCTGATGATAAAATTTGTGGTACCGCGAGTTATCAAGCGTTGCGGAATTTACGAATCAGGAGAATCAGCCATGCCAACTGTTGAGCAAAGAGGCGACGAGGACGAAGGTCGCGCTGGCGGAGTTAGAAGAAGATTGTCGCGAGCAGCAGAAAGAGCACAGGAATTGGCCAGGGGTATTCTCGGTCGACTTCGTCGCCGAGGCGGCTGAATTATTTTTCTCCAGCACTTGGAGGTTGGTTAAATGATAGTAACACTTGCCGACCTCACCACATACATGGATATTAGCCTTTCGCTGAGGCAGCAGGACGCTGCCGAGATAATCCTTCAGGGTTTACAAAGCGAAATGGAAACATACCTTGGCAGACCAGTCGAGGTGACCGAATTCGTTGGGGAAACCCACATCCTTGAGGCAAATCACGTAAACGTTCCAATGGGTTCGTATTTCTACAACCAAGGCTTGGGCCTTGGCGATTCTGACCCCAATGGAATAATCACATATGCTGCACCGCCAAGCACGATTTATCTAAGAAACACTCCGATTGTTTCTGTTTCTGGCGTTGTGCTCGACGGACCAACAATGGTGAATAAAGTTCTCGGCGAGGCAGTAAAAAGAATTGCGACAATCACTGCCGCGACTGCAACAAGCGGAACGGCTACATACACTGCCGCAAACCATGGTTTTACCGTTGGGCAGACTGTCACGATTTCTGGAATAACACCATCAACTCTCAACCTGAACGCAAAGGTAATAACCTCTGTTGCCACAAACACATTTTCTGTTGCGTCCTCTGGCGCAACTGGAACGTATGTTTCTGGTGGCTCCGCAACTGCGAATGGAAGCGACTATACAGTTCGTCGTTACGGAATAGATGTATACACTGGATTTGCAAACGACATCATTAGGGTCACCTATAGGGGTGGACTTGATGGAGACAATATAAAAATGTTTAAGTTGATGATTTTGCGTGCGGCTACACGCGAGATGCAAAACATGCACGATGATGTTGTTGGCGTTAAGGACCTAAATCCAAGAGGGGTGGCCGTGGCTCAAACTGGGTTTTTGGAAACAGAACTTGCACAAATAAAGAAATACAGCAGAAGAAGAATCGCCTAATGGCAACACCGTCAGAACTTAATGTCGAAATAAAAATTGACGTCGACGGTGATGAAGATGCTGCCGAATATCTAAAAGACGTTCGCTCCAGAATGAAGGATTTGCGGCCAGTTTGGCCACGCCTTCACCAAAGTCTGAAGGCATACATGATTTCAAATTTTACTGCTCAGGGTTTGCCATCTGGTGGGTGGAAGCCTCTTGATGCAGAATACGCATCTTGGAAAACTGAAAATTTTCCTGGTGCTCCAATTCTCGTGCAGACTGGAGAATTGTTCAGGCAAGTCACGCAAGGTCCGAAACTGGAAGGAATGATGCGTGGCGCAAGATTTAAGTTCACTGGAAAAATAGCAAGATTCCACCAGTACGGAACGGAAAGAATGCCAGCACGTCCGATACTGTTTGCTCCAGAACGATGGGTTGATGAGGCAGCAGAAGAAGTTGTGAAGTACATTGTTGAGGGATACGAGTAATATGCCAAATTATTTAATGCATGGTCCACATTTTGCAAAAGATTATGTTTCAACGTATTTGCAAAATGATTTGCCAAAAAGAGTTATCCGATATAGAAATGGTTGGGACATTTCAAGTACCGAGTTGCCGACTCCAGAAAAGTTTTTTACTTACGAGCCATTGGCACTTGATGTTTGGCCAACGATAATAACGGTTGCAATATCAACGACACGTTTTGACAGAATGGGATTTGATGGTCCAGACCCCTTGTATCGCGTAAATTATGCGATGAGAACGTATGTTTGGTGTAGGGCGATTGGGCCAGAGGAAGCAACAATTGCAAGAGACAGACTTACCGCAGTTGTTCGCTCTGCATTGCTTGACTATCCGTGCCTACAGGCAGTTGACCCAAGGCAATCATTTCAGGTAATGATTGACGAAAACAGCATGAGAGAAGAATTTTCAGAAATAACTTTGCTAAAAGGTGACAGAGTGATGTGTGGCGCATACATTGGCTACGACCTTGGAATCAATGAAGTGGTCAGTCGTCAAGACATTGGCGAAATTCAGGAAATAGAACTTTCGGTTTCCCAGCAAGGTGTAACCGATGCGAACCTTTCTTCAAGCACATGGACTGAAACACATACGATTGAGTGACGCTTTATGAAGTACAATTTATAGCGCCTTACCAAGGAGAACGGTTCAAATGGCCCATTTATTTAAAATTTTGAAGAGCAAGGATGAATACTCGTCCATTGCCACTCCAGCAATTGTTGTCAAAAACGTTTCTGGCGGCTCATTTGAAGTGGATGAAGAGGGAAGAATTCTCCCCAACAACTCCGTCGCAGCAGTCGACGGTTCTTGCAAGATTTGCAGCGCTGGAATTGCCGACGGAAAACTCGTCGTCGTTCATCAGGCTGCGAAACAACAGTCGTCAAAGCCAAAGGCCAAGGCGGCGAATCCATCACCAGAACAGGCACAAGAGCCAATTGGTGATAATCATCAGACAGTTGCATCTACAGAAGACGCAGAGTCTGTACAATAGGAACAAATTGAATACGCGTAATCTCTCAATAGCGAGGAAGGTGTCATGCCAGGCGTAAGCATACAAACAGCAGTAAGAGTTGGACCAAGTGCCGCAACGGCAGTTGAGACATCGCAGGCATTCTTCGTCGGTAAGGCCGCGCGAGGACCAGTTGACGAAGCAAAGTTGGTGACAAGTCTCGCCGATTTCGAGGCAATCTACGGTGGTTATGCATCGTACTCCTACCTGCATCCATCAGTTGAAACATTTTTTGAAGAAGGCGGCACGAGAGCCTACATCGCTCGCGTTGCTGGTTCTGGAAACTCGACTGGCTCTTTGACCCTCAACGAGGGCGGAGTTGGTGGCGACAACGTGATGACAATCACCGCAAATGGTCCTGGTGCATGGAGCAGCGACATCACCATTGAAACAGTAAAGCCAGGAACTGCAACTGGCACGTTCATCATCAAAATTTATGATGGAGGAACGTTGCTGTACAGCACTGGCAACTGCTCGTCTGTTGCACAGGCTGTTGGTCGCATCAACTCGTCAGCATCCGCTTCGAAGTTGGTGACTGCAACTGACCTCCAGGCAACTGGCTCGCCACTTCCAGAGAATCAAGCAGCCACTGCGCTTAGCGCTGGTGACGACAACGAAGAAACAGTAACGGCAGCAAACTACGTCACTGGTCTTGGATTGTTCCTTGAGTCTTACGGAACTGGCGTTGTGATGTGCCCAGAGTCGTCAAACACGACTGTTCAAACTGGCCTTGCCGCACATGCACAGAACTACAATAGAATCGCATTCCTCAATGGCGCGTTTGACGACACCATTGCCGAGGCAAAGACTGCTGGCCAGACTCTTGCTGCAGCGGATAGCAATGCCGAGCATGTTGCTTACTTCTACCCATGGGTGTATGTTCCAACAAGCGTTTCTGGTGTAAATCGTTTGATTCCGCCAGTGGGTTACGCTGCTGCAAAAAGAGCAGTTGCCCATACGCAAGTTGGTCCACACAAGCCAGGCGCTGGCCTCATCTCGGTGGCCGCGTTTGTGAACGGAGTTGCAACAGACATCGACAAGTCAAACGGAGACGCCCTTGACGAAGCATATGTCAATGCAATCAGACTCATCAACAACACAATTCGCGTGTACGGCGCACGTTCGGTGTCGCCAGACACGACCAACTTCCGTTACATCACCTCGCAAGATGTGGTGAACAAAGTCGTCGTAGATGCGAACCGTTCGCTTGAAGACCTCATCTTCAGCGTCATCGATGGTCGCAACACTGTGTTTGCTGCAGTTGAGTCAAAACTGTTTGCAATTCTCGAGCCGCTTCGCGCCAGCGGTGCGCTGTTCGAGGCATTTGACGCAAATGGCAAGAGAGTCGACTTTGGCTACACAGTCAAGTGCGATGCTTCCATTAACCCAACATCTCAGTTGGCTGACGGCCTCATCAAGGCGCGAGTTGGCCTGAGAGTGTCGAGCGTTGGTGACAGAATCGAAGTCGACATCATCAAGTCGAACCTGACCAAGTCGGTCGTCTAATACACGGAGGATAAATCATGGCAAAAGTATCACAGAGGCAAGTTCTTGCAAAGGTTGCGCCACACGGCGAGCAGCAAATCACGGACCTGCCCAAGTTTGAGACTTTCTTGTTTGCGCAGGTGTCGGGTGGAGAAATTACCGCCTCGGTAGAGAAAATCTATGAGGGCGGCAAGGCTTCCCCAACCGTTTTGTGCGCTCCGTTTGACATCGGCGACATTACGCTGACGGCTCACTACGACGACGACAGAGTTGCATCTGACGGAGCGACGGGTTTGGCGGCAAAAGTTGCCAAGTTGCGCGAATACGTTGGTAAGGCCTACTACGACATCACCGTAGAGACCTATGACTGCGACCTCAAGAAGCCAGGTCTGGACCGTATCTACTCGAAGGCCCTTCTTGTAGGTCTTACCGAGCCAGACGGAGACTCGTCTTCAGGTGCGCCATCGACCTTCGCCCTCACCTTCTCGGTGTCGACGGTTGCCAGCAAGTAAATTAACTAAACAATTTACAACTGGACTCATTGTTGTGTGCTAGTTTTTGCCCATGAGCAACAACGAACTTTACACAAGTCCAGAAGAATCAAAGAAGGCCCCAAAGCAGGAAAAGGTCGAGAAGAAAGGTGAACTCACCCTCCTTGACCAATTGACTGCTGCCGTTAAGCGGAAGGTAGAGCGACCAGTCGTTCACCTTAACGTTCCAGAGCGGCCGAACGTCAAACTGATTATTAGCCCGAACATCTCTCAAAATCAGATTCGTTCGTGGCGCAAGTCTGCTGGCGAAGACACCAAAAATGGCATGGATGCACTTCGTTTTGCATGTCTCGTGGTTGGACACACAACTCGCGGAATCATGTTCGACGACCAAGAGGTTCGTGATTCAGATGGAAATGAACTGACATTTGCCTCCGACCTCATTCTTCAAATGACAGAAACGACACGCCCACAGCCAGACTGTGTACGCGCTTTCTTTGGTGTTGACCCGCATGTTGAGTCTGCGGCAGTTGCGATTCTTGAGGCTGCTGGATATTCCGACACGGTTGACACAGAGGACCCTATGAAGGAATCTTCGACGAACTAGTCGAGGATTCCTTAATCGTCAACGCCGCAAGACTTGGCGAATTGTGGGGCACAAATCCTCTTGATTTAATGCGCTGTACCGACATTGAATGGGTCATCCTCATGGCCTGTGCTAAAGTGGTAGAGCAAGACCGCGAGCGAGAACGGCGCGAACTGGAAAAAAATCGGTAGCACTCCCCTCAGCCCGAGTCATTAAAGAAACCCTTTAATTTCGGCCAGGACAAATGAGTGACGCAGTAAGAAACATAGTTCTTAACGTAAGGACCACGCGAGACGAGGGTCCTACGCGGTCGACCGAAAGAGTCGACGAACTTGGCGACCACGCTTTAAAATCTGCTGGGAAAGTCAAGATTCTTGGTAAGGCATCAAAGGGAACAAGCAAGGACCTCCTAAGACTTGCCGCTGCGGCTACGGCAACTAACGCCGCACTGAAGAGCACTGGTAAGTCGTCAATTCAACTAGAACGAGTGATGTTTGGCGTGCATAAAACGATGCGCTCACTTGGAGGAGTGCTCCAAAAATTCTTGGTTGGTGGATTGAAAATGGCGACAATGTCTCTTGGCGCAATGAGCATTGCGTTGGTTGGCGTGCACGCGCTTTTCGTTGCTGGGAAATTCCTCGTAAAGGCATACCAGGTGGCGCTCAAGGGGCTGGCTGCTGGCGCTGCTGGCGCAGCAGTTGCGATAGGTCTTGTTGCTGCAGCAATGCGAGAACAGCAGGCTGCTCAATTTGCTTACGCTGGCAGAGGAAACAAAGAATTTGGTAGTGGATTGCGACAAGCGCAGGTGCACATGCGCAGTCTTCATGCGGATACACAACTTGCTGGCGCTGGAGCAGAAGCACTTAACAAGGCATACGGAGAAATAGCAAAAACAAGAATCGGATTTACTGGGCAAAGCAAAACATTGCTCAAGGGTCTTTCGGACTTTGCTTCTGCTGGACAGCCACTCGAAGAAGGTCTGGCAAAAGCGGCAGGGCTAGTTGCCGTGCTTCAGGACAAGAAAAAGGGATTTGGCGCAATTACTGCTGCCGCCAAAGAAATGGGCCCAGCCATGGAAAAAGCCATGGAGGAAGCAAAGAAGAAGGGAATTGACACACGAGATGAGTTCCTGAAAGCCATCCAAGACGGAACACTTGCTCAACTTGGTGGCGTAACTGGCCAGATGGATGCAGTAAACAACACGCTTGTTGGTCAGTTAAAGAAGTACTTTAATCTAATCAGGGTTCAGTTTGCCGACTTCGGACAACAATTTTTACCAGAAGCAAAATATGGTCTGCAAAGAATTTACGAAATTTTCACACGCACACTCAAACAAACTACTGGTGCGATTTCTGGCTGGGAAAAACGAGGCGGTTTTGTTAACGCATTGGTGAGTGCAACTGAAAAAGTTTCTGCTTTTTACCTAAAACTAATTAGAGAGTATTTGCCAGCATCAGTTGGAATGTTCAGAAGACTTGGCGAATGGTGGGACAACTTTAAGTCTGGTTGGAAAGAAATTTCTGAAGGCCTAAGACCGTTAATTGACGGAGCAAGAGTGATTGAGTCGTCATTTGGAAAAGCATGGCGGCCGATATGGGATGCAGTAAAGAGTCGTTCAGAAGAATTTAATAGAAACGTTCAAAGAAATAAGCCAGCGTTTGAGGAATTTGGCGCAACACTTGGTGAAACAATCGTAAAACTGTTAAAGATGCTGAGCGTATTCGAACGTGTAATCGTAAACAATTTGCCATTTATTAGCAGAATCGTTAGGGCAATTGGCGGATTGGTCGAACAGTTTACAAGAATGTTTGATTTTCTTGGTGGGATGTTTGGCGAACGAGGAGCAATGATGGCCCTGTTCGGTATTTCAAGAGCCTTAAAGACAACTCGAGGAACGCTGGTTCAACGCGAAGTCAATACTAACAGCATGAACGTTAAGGCAAACAGCGTAAGCATTATGGGCGGAATCAAGGGCGCTGCAGAGGGCTACAAAGTTGGGAAACTCGCTGGCCCCAAGGGGGCAGTCGGTGGGGCAATTATAGGCGGACTAGCCAATAGCGGAATTCTTGGAACAAGGGCAAAAGAATGGTGGCAAAAAACTGGTGGCACCGCATCAAAGGCCCTCAGCGTAAAAGGTCTTCTTGGAAAAGTTGGACTAGGAAAAGCAGCAGCGACAGCAGCGCCTGCAGTTGCAACGACAGCCTCATCCGCACTTGGACTGAGGTCATCTGGTTCAGTCGCTAGTTCTGTTGGTGGTTTGGGAACCTCATCAACTCGAGCGACAAAGGGATTGATGTCGTTTAACCAAGCATTAGGAAAAGCATCCGCATCTCTTCGCTCTTCTTCTCGCCTAAGAGTTTCTGGCGGTGGATATCCAACTGGACCAACCAGCCCATATCCTGGTCCGCCGACAACCACAACTGCAACTGGCACAACGCCACGGATTACTCCAGTTTCAACTAGGGGCAACCCACGTGGAAACCCAAATCAATTCTCTAGATTTTCAAGAGGTCTCGCCAGAATGGGTGGTTACGGCGTCCAAAATCAAAATAAAGCAGACGCTGATGCAAGGGCTGGAAGAAAACCATTTGGCGGCATGGGTGGATTTGCGCTTTCGATGGGACTTGCTGGCCTCTCCGACAGAATAGACAACCCAGATGTCGCTGCTGGCCTTTCTTTGGCCGCAACAACTGCAATGTTTAGTCCAAAGATGGGTCTTGGTCTTGCTGGCGGCACTTTCGCGCTTAATACTGACGATGCTGGTCTTGCAATGCTTGGCGGTGCTGGGGCTGGCGCAGCAATTGGCAGTGAATTTGGTGCGGCTGGAGCAGTTATTGGCGCTGGCATAGGACTAATTACTGGAGCGATTGCTGCCCCAATGTATGAAATGAGACAAGCAACAAAACAAGCAAAAAAAATGATTGACAATTTCTTCAGTGCGACAACTGGCGAAATAATGGTTCAAGCAACTTTGCTTGAGAGCGGTGCTCGTGGAAGCGGGCAAAAAGACACAACGATGGCCCAATCTCTTGAAAAGGCAGGTGACAAATTCAAGAAATTTGCAGAAATAGCAAATAAAGGCGCCAAGGGTGGTGGTCCTGGTGGCAGCAGCATGGGGTACATGGACGTCGTGGGGCTTTCAACAGGAATCGGAGCGACAATTGGGGCTTTTTCTGGTGCTGGATTATTGTCCGCTCCTGGGGCGGCGATTATGGGCGGTGTTGGTTTTGGTGTTGGCAACGTTGCTTATGCAGGGCAACAATTGCTTGAAAAATTTACTTTTGGCAAAAACGATAAGCGTCGAAGAAAAGAACGTGGCGCAACAATCAACGAATTGTATGCAAGTGGCGCAATGAGCGATGCAGATTACGAAATGTTGACCAAGAGACAAAAAAAGAGTTTTATGGGCATAGACAGGCTCAAAAAAGACGAAGCAGTAAACGACAAACTTCAACAAAAGTACCTAGAGGAATTTGCAAAGAAATCAGAAGCATATTCAACAGCGTACAAAGACGCCTCGCAATTAGTTAAAAGTCGTGCTGAAATGATTTCGAGAATTACTGGAATGACCACAATGCAGGCAGTTGAGTTGGCGCAAACAATGAACGTCAATCTTGCAAGCAGCACAGAAGATTTTAATGAGCAATTGATAAAACTTGGCGCAACAGTTGTAAAAACTTCAGAACAAATTGACCAAGCAGTATCAGAATTGCTCACTAAACGTCTTGACGAAACATTCAATAAAGCAATAAAAGTGCAACAAGCCCCACAAATCTTAAACGACATAATTAAAAATTTCTACACAGATTTTCAAGGTCGCTCAAGCAAAGAAGTTACAACTGAAGATGCAAAATTAGTCTTCGGTACATATCTTGAGCAATTGACCAACATGTATGGCGGAGATGCGACAAAAGCATATTTCGAGATGCAGCGCCAAATTGGAACTTCTGGTGGACTTGCCTTTCAAGAAATAAACCCACTTACTGGCAAAAAGAATCCCCTGGGAGGATTGGGCAACAAATTTTTCACTGGAATGACTGGGCAGGCAGTAACGCAGTTCCTAACTGGTGCAGAAAAAGACGTTTTGTCTGTCATGGCGCCACAACTTGGCGCAGTTCTTGCGCAAAGTAATTTGGCGTTTAAGTCGCCAGAGGGAATGACACAGGCAAAGAATGTGTTCGCGAACATGAGAACTGGCGACCAAGAAAGGTTTATGAATATTCTTTCTAGTGGCGATTATAAAAGTGCTGGATATTCAAATGCTTTTGACTTCCTATCTTCATTTGGAATAACTGGCGAACTTGACTCGGTAAGTGGGAACAAAAAAGCCTTTGCCATGGCAACAGATAATTTAGAAAAAGAATCAATATTGCTTGAAGCCCAATTGAAAGTGACTGAAGATATGGGCAAATTCTTTGGCGACGGGTCGAACAATCCAGAATGGTGGTCGAAAGAAGCGCTTACTGAAGTTTTCAAAGCCGCTGGAATTGGCGCTGATACATCAACTCCGCGCGGGAAGGGAATTGGTGACACAACATCGTCAAGGTTGCAACAAACAATGGCAAGACATGGCGCAATGGATTCGATGATTTCTGGGAGAAGATTCGTTACATCTTCTTATAGGACAAACAATCTTGGCTCAATTAACTCCGACCACATGACTGGAAGGGCGTACGACCTAGTCGGAAATCAACTTGGAATGTACAAGACAATTGTGGAAAGAAACGGTGGATTTGCGGAGTTTCATGGTGGCTCAATAAATAGACACCTTCACGTAGTGCCAGGTCCTGGCATAGCGCCAATGGGTGATACGGTTATGCCAGCGTCAAAGAACATCTCAGCAATGGCGCCGACTGCAACTTCTGGAAAAAAGAACGAAATGACTATCAACATGAACGTCACTGGCATAGGAATCAATGAGGCAGCAGCAAAAATTAAAGCGGAACTGGAACGGGCAGCGTACGAAATGAATAACAGGAGTTAAAATGACTACTGGATTAAGGCCCCCAAGAGTTCTGAATAGAACAGAAGATGGACAAAACGTTCATTATTTTGAAACAGATTTTGTGTGTAGAAATGTTCGAGCGTCAATATTGGAAAAACATGGTTGGAGTTCTGGTGCTGGAGTTGTTGTTTGGCACAAACATGACAGCGCATATAAAAGAATCGGCAACTCATTTTATTTTTTGGAAGTGTTTAAAGGATGCGAAAAAATGATTTTTGGAGGAGACAATGAATCTCTTCCATCACAACTTTGTGGAGATGAAAAATTTTTGGTTGACAGAGCAACGTCAGTTTCTACAGGCGCAAGGCCAATTTTTACCAACAGGGGAGTGGTTGACGGGCAAAGAACATCAACTGGACAAGGGATAAGAATAGGAATTTCGACATCGACTCAACCAAACCCAGCCATGACTGCTCAAGAATTAATGAGTGCGTGGAATACCTATCTTGAAGCAGCAAGGCAATTTGGGGAAAATTCTGATGTTGCTCTCAGTAAAAAATTGTTTTTCCACACAAGAGATTCTCAGGGCAAGACTTTGCAAAAAGAAATACTTACATTGGGAGATTTGAAAAGTGCCTTCCCAAGATATTTTCAATTTGCTCAAGAATTTGTTGGACAATCATTAATTGAACTTTGCACTGGAGAAAAAAGCAACTTTTTCTATGAAGGAGTGCTCTACCCAACTTCTTATATTGGGCTTTGGGACACACTTGCCAAACAAATGGATACTAACGCAATATTCAAAACGCTCGACCAAAGAGGTTATACTGGGGCTCAAATAAATGCAATACGTTCAGTTGGCGGAAAGACAATACACGACTTACTAAGGGATGGTGGCCAGTCAATTATTACAACTGGTGGTGGTGGTGGTGGTGGTGGTGGAAATGGCGGTGGAACAAGAAATAATGCGGGAGGGAGACTTTCAAACGGTCAGCCGTGGTACGGGCCAGAAGGCTATGAACCTGGCAAATTGCAAAACATAACAGTTCAAAGAAGCAGAAATATATTTCTTACTGACCGAGATATTTCTGATGCCTTACGTTCGCAAAATATTAGATTCAATGCAAGACAGCCAGTTATGTATCAAGTTTATCCAAAAAGTTTTGATGCCTCTGGCGAAACACCAACAAATGTAATTGAACAGTATCCATTTGATTTTGCACCAAGTGAAATTTCCTATTCTGGATTTGGTGGAGAATGGGTGACAATAGATAGGTCTGGTGGGTTTCCTTTTGTCGATTGGAAAAGTTTTAAACTATTGCAAATTTCATTTTCTTTTCTCATAGCAAATAATACTTCTCCAGGTTCCTCAAGTGGAAGAGGAGCGTCAACTGGTGAGGGTCTCGATACGCCAGTAACTGAACAAATTTCTAAACTACAAAAAATGGCACAAACGCCATTCCCAGTAATGTTTTACGGTTTGGATAAATTACTGACAAATCAATTCAGGTATGACGAAAGCGGAAATGCAAGAGGAATTCAATTTGTTATTCAAGATTTGTCCATAAATGCACAGCGCAGAAACTCCGATATGGATATAACAAGGGCACAAGCGCAAATAACACTCCAAGAAATACCGATTGAAAAACAACAAATAATTGGCATGCCAGTTCTCAGGCATAAACCATATGTTCCAAAAGAAGATGACCCAGACGAAACAGAAGAAGAAGTCGGTCTTGCAGAAGACTCCTTGGTTAGCCAACCAGACAAAGTAATTGAGTATAAGAACGACTAACCATGAGCAACCCGCAAGTAGATTACGCCACAAATGGAGAAACATTTTCTTTGAGTGTTGTTCCGCGTGGTTCTGGCAGAGATGTGCCAATTGTTTATGTATACCCGTCATCTGAAACAAAGCCAGTTCAATTAACACAATTATCAGAACAAATAATTGACGTAACGGTTAGTTACTCAATATCAGCAGCGACCGCAGTTACGTTTTCTGTAATTGACCCAGGATTGCAATTAACGCTTCAAAATTATTTTCAGCCTGGGCAAACCATAATATATAGAAGTCATAACACTTTTTCCGCTCCAGGAGCAGAGACCCTAGTAAGTAATGCCGCATCATGGGCATCGAATTCGTATGTGGGTTATTTCATGGAAATAGCAGATGTGACAATTGAGCAAAGCCAAGGAAATTCTCCAGTTGTTCGCGTTCAGTGTTACACAAAAGCAATTCAGCAAATGAAAAGAGACAGAAACCCTGGTGTTGTAAAAGGTACTGGTACTGATTTTGTGCAGAATGCAGCAAAAAAATATGGCTTGAAATGTGTTGCTCAAAAGACATCAGCAACAAGGCAAATAACACAAGCAGACGGTGACAATGTCGCTGATTCGCTGTGGAACGTTTTAGAAAAACTTGCTGGAGAATCCAAAGATGAAAACAAAAATCCTTTTGTGATTTTTGAATCTGATGGAACTTTATTTTTTGGTTCTCAGCAGTGGTTGATGTATTCGTGGGGTCACGATTCGTATATACATAAAAAATTCAATGCAAAAAATCAGACATATAGTGACATAACTAGACGATTGACTTATCTTCATTATCCGCCACGAATTGTTAGTGGAAAAGCAGACAATAGATTTATTCTTCATGGGCTGCCAAGCATGCACAAGTCAGAAAACGACCCCATGGAGGGTGATGGCTCGTGTATTGTTGATAGAACAAATGGCGTTCGCCTAAGGCCAGGAATGACCGTCAATGTTGGCTCAATTCCATGGTTTACGGACGACTTTTTAATTACTGGTGTTGACTTTGAAGAATTAAGCCCAAGTCCAGTAAACATAAAATTTGCCACTCCGCCACGTCAAGAAAAAAAGATAAAGCAAATAGAAGTTGGGAAAATTTACCCTGGCTCTGTTTCGTGGTCTGAAGTGGAAGGCCTAATATCTGTTCAACGAACGTCAACTTTTGAAAGCAAAGCGCCATGAAACCAAGCAATCAAATAAACAGACAAAAAGCATCATCCCACCCATTTAATGGCTCTGGTGTTTTTGTTGGGCAAGTCAAATCTGTTGTTAATGGACTCCCAGTTGTGTTTGTCAAACAATTGAATTGCACATTCAATAACGTAAATTTCGTTGGGAATACAGTGACCAACACATTAAAAACAAATGACAAAGTTCTATGCACATTCATAGACAATCAAACTCAAGAAATCTATGTTCTTGGAGCATTTAATCAAAAAAAAGACAAATACGTCACTGTGGCAAAATTTAATGCCCTCATAGACCAAATAGAAACTTTGTTGGAATTGCCCAGCAACGCTCTTGACGCATATAAGCAAACGGAGGCATGATTAACTTATGGACGCATTCAAATTTCCAGTATCATTTTCAACTGACACAAGAGAAATAGTCAAATTGAGAGAAGGGAGCGATGATTACATTAAGCAAATAATCAGCATTTGCATTTTGACTGAGCCATTCACCCTTCCGCTCACCCCAGATTTTGGCACTGCAGACCCGTCATTTTCAGTTGTTTCCCCAGAACAACTTATGCTCGCAGCAAATAAATTCATTCCAGAGGTGTCAATAGTTGCTGTCAATTCATCAATAAGCGACGATTCTGGCTCGGTAAACGTCCAGTTCATTTACAATAGGTAGTAGATATGTCTGCAGATTTTCGCGAGTACGTTGATTTAACCCCCCTGGACATTAGTCCTGTCCAGGTTTACCTTGACTCAATTGAAGTTGCGCGCACTGTTTTCCCTGGATTTGATTTGCGCGTTGGAACAATTGAAGATGCAATGTTTCAGGCATTTGCCTATATGTCGGCTTTGAATATAGGGGCAATCAATCGAATACCAGATGCGATTTTTTTGGGTGCCATAAAAATGATGGGAACCCCCTATAACGATGGCACAAGGGCGACAATGGACGTTACTTTTACTGCAAACTCCAACGACGGAGCGACAATACCAGCAGGAACTCTTGTTGCATTTTTGATTATTGATGACGAACTAGAAATTCAATATGTTTTTGAAACTGACGAATTACTGACAATCGCATCAAACACCCTCGGCGACCCACTTCCAGTTGGAACAGTTGGATGCACAGCGCAATCTCTTGGAACAATTCCAACCGTCCCAAATTCCTCAACATTGTCAATAGTTTCATACATGCCAAACGTATTTTCTGCTGTTTCGGCTGGAAATTTTGTTCAAGGGCAGGATGCCGAATCAGTTGACCAATTTTTGCAAAGGGGGGTGGCGAATCTCGCCACCATGTCCTCCGCACTTGTTACGGCATCACAATTGCAAAACTATGTTTTGGTTGAAAACCCATCTCTCGTAACACGTTGCGCCGTGTATGACCTCACCGACCCAAACGGCTCACACGACCTCAGCGACCCAGACGACGCTGGAAAAGTTGCCGTATTTGCTTACGGTCCACAAAGACTTTTGACAACACAAGAGAAATCAAATATTCTTTCAGACATTGAAAATCGTTCTGTTGCTGGCTTGGAAATTGGGATTCTCAATCCATATATATTGGACTTTTACATAGAGGCGACAATTTCATATTTTTCTCAATACGACGTTGCCGAAATAACTGCAACGCTGAAACAGAATTTGCAACAGTTGCACTCCCCAGTTTCTTCGAACCTCAATGAAGACAGATTGAGGTACAACAATGTTTTGCAATTTATACTTTCACACCCATTTGTTAGGTCCGTCGACTCACTGACTCTATCAAAATCAAAAGTGGCATCAATAACCAATGCGCTCAAAACTGGAAACAATGTTACATACACAGCAAACAACGCTTTTGTTGTTGGCGACTTGGTAACTGTTACTGGCATAACTCCATCTGGGCTCAACTCAACGACTAGGGCGATAACACAGAGAACTGCAACATCTTTTACTGTCGAAAATGCATCGGCAAGCGGCAGTTATTCGTCTGGTGGTTCGGCGGAAGTAATTCTGCCAAACTGGGGCAACACTAGCGGAAATGACATACTTTTTGCGAAAAAGGGAAGTTTGTTGAGTTTGTCGGAACAAAGAATTTCTTTGACGATGAATTCGGTGACCTTATAACCACAATATGCAACTTTTAAATCCGACGCGAAATGTTATATCCAACGCAAATGCGTTGCAGGCAAAAAATGCATCTGGCGTATTTTTGTCCCCAGAAACTTACGTTCATTCGTGGACGGCAAGCAATGCAACAGCATCTGTTGTTTCAGAAAAATACGTGCATCCACTTCAGTATTCTTTAAAATTGCAACCGACTGGCGGAAATATAACTTTTTCTCTCAACTCAATAATTCCAGAAGATGAAGATTTAAATTATCGAAAAGCACAATTTCATTGTCAGATATTTGCCCAAACCCCATCAATAGCAATTGTTGAACTTACAAATGTAACCACTTCCGAGTCCTTAAATTACTCACAAACACTCATTGCAAATCAATGGAATGCGGTTTTTAGTCCTGTTGTCAATGTAGGAAGCATCAACACATCGGTAGACGATATTGAATTTTCTGTTGAAATAACAATTCAAAATCATGAAAACTTTGTTTTGTACATGTCGGTTCCGACGCTAATGAATGAAATTGGCCATGCAAAGAATTTTTTCGTTTACAACATGAGAAAGTTTTTACCAACATTTATATGGGATAAAGACAAAATACAGAGTTACCCTAATTATCCATTTACAAAGTTGTTTCACGTTTTAACATATCATGCTTCATTGGCTTCTGAACTTTACACAAAATATTTTGAATATTTGAACGAAGACGTATCGCCAAGAAATCAAACAGCAAATTTTAGATATAGCCAATTAATCAATCCAGAACATGTAGATGGAGATTATGTAAATTGGCTATCTCAATTTAACGGAGCGCCAATTTATAAAAGCATTGTGTCAACAAGTTCGACTGAAACAATATTGAATGTTGATGAGTCAATTTCCTGGCAGTTGGCAAATGCATATTTTGGTAGAAACGCTGGAACGCTCGAGGCAATCAAGGAGTGTGCAAAGCAGGTTCTCAGCGGAAACAAAATTGTCTACGTTTCACCTGGCGGAAGTTTCTTTCAAATAAACGTTTACACCCTTTTGTCAGAAACCCCTGGCGTGTCTTCTGAGGGTGACACCTCGCCAGAAGTTATTGCTATGTTGGAATTGACCAAGCCAATGGGTTTTGTTATTAATCATGAGGCATACGATGACTTGCCATTTATCCTTGACGACCCTCTTTACGGACAACTCAATACTGCCCCACTGGGATAAGTGGTAAAATTGAATAAACAAAGGAGGATGTATGTCATCCCCATTTAGCAAAGATGTATTGGAAAGGGCCGTACGCACGTTCCTGCAGGGCTGGCTTGGGGCCTGGCTTGCAACTGGTGCGGATTTTGACGGCCTTGTATCAACCGACAACCTTAAGGTGGGTGTGGTTGCAGTTGCCTTGTCTATTGCAATGAGCATGGGCCTAAAAAATGTTGGCAAAAACAAAAACTCGGCCAGTATTATCTAAGTTCCTGCTGGCGCATTTGCGCTCTCTAATCTACAATTAGACGCAGTAGTTAGGAGCGCGCGTCAATGCTTGCTGGTATTTACAACATTACTTGTCAACAGGGCTCGACATTTACTAGAACCATAACCCTGAACTACCCAGACCCACTCTCACCACCGAGTGACCCGACCTACCTTCCGTGGAACCTAACTGGATATACAGCGCGAATGCAGGTGCGAAGAACAATTGACTCGTCCACTGTTCTTTTGAATTTAACAACAGGGGGTGGCGGTATAACACTCGGTGGTTCTTCTGGTGTAATCGAAATTTATATAAGCGCAGCAAATACGGCCACACTGACCAGTTCTGGTGTTTACGATTTGGAAATTATTTCAAATACTGGAGTCGTAGACAGAATTCTTCAAGGCAACTTTACGTTGTCTCAAGAGGTCACCAGATGAGCAATACGGTTCCAAATCAAGTAGTCATTGAAGACGTAAGAATTGACGTAAACGTCAACCAGGAAACCCCAAACCTAGTAACTCTGACCACGATTGGCAGTCAGAGGGTCCTGACACAGCGCCACATACATAACCAAGGGCAAGCATCCACCACTTGGTTGATAACACACACCCTTGGGGGTAGACCCTCGGTTACAGTGGTTGATTCTGCTGATACACACGTCTTTGGTGAAGTACAATATTTAAGCGATTCGCAAGTACAAGTGACATTTTCGGCAGCGTTTTCGGGCAAAGCCTATCTCACGTAAGGAAGTAACATGGCGCAAAAGTTTCTCACGAATATAGACCTCAACCAGAACCAACTGGTTAATGCCACTTTTGAGAAAGTGGGCACCGACCCAAATACTGGCAATTTCGAGGGTCGCCTCATCTACAACTCAACTGAAGACACCATTAAGGTCTATTCGGGGTCCGCATGGCGCAAGATGCTACATGGGGTCATTGCTGGTGGTTCCTACACAGATGCAATCAGCATTAGCGAATCAAACGGAACAATTACTCTCACCCTCAATCTTGCCGATACTGACAGCGCAGGTCTTTTGTCCAGCACGTTCTGGAACATGCTTAATGATGCGACTGCTGATGCAACCGCAAGCAAACTTGTCAAGCGCGACGCAAACGGCAATGCCAAAGTTGCCACACCAACAGATGCAGCACATATTGCGACTAAGGGTTATGTTGATGCGGCGCGCCAAGGTCTTGACGTTAAGCAATCTGTCCGTGCTGCAACTACAACAGCAGTAACTCTTTCATCAGGTTTGGAAGCGGGAGACCTTCTTGATGGAGTAACGCTTGTTGCTGGAAACAGAATCTTGGTCAAGGACCAAGGTGGTGCTGGCGTAGCGCATGTAGACAACGGCATTTACGTTGTCCAGGAGAGCGGCGCACCAGTAAGGTCGTCTGATGCCAACGGAACTGCCGATACTGGCGAGGTAACTCCTGGAACATTTGTTTTCGTTGAGGAGGGTACCGCTAACGCTGATAAGGGATTTGTTGTCTCCACGAATGGAACAATCACTGTTGGCTCAACGGCAATCGCGTGGACTCAATTCTCTGGCGCTGGTTCATTCACTGCTGGCGACGGTCTTTCGCAGGTTGGCAACCAAATCAATGTCAATGTTGTTGCCGACAGAACTGCGATTACTGGTGATGCGGTTGACATTGCCTCAACTTATGTGGGTCAGTCAAGCATCACGACCCTTGGAACAATTACCACTGGCACATGGACGGCAACAGACGTTGGTATTGAGCATGGTGGTACTAATGCTTCAACCGCGGCAGATGCGCGCACGAATCTTGGTGTAAAGACATCTTCGGGGACTGCAACCACTTCCACCTCAACTCTTGCAAGAGTTGCAAAACAAGGTTGTGCAGCGCATTCTGGTGGCACCTCGACAACTACCGTCACACATCTTTTCAATACATTAGACGTCATTGTGCAAATTTATGAGGTCGCCACTGGTGCAACAGTTATTGGTGATGTTACCCGCAACAATGCGGACACCGTAACCGTCACGCTCCTTGGTTCTATCTCTGCCAACGACTACACGATTGTGGTAACTGGCTGAACTTCCATAACATAAACTAACCTTGAGGGGTTGGTTGAATCAACGGCAATAGCGATTGAGGTCGCAAGTGGCTCAAAAGTTCATTACACCGATTACCATCAAGCAGTTGGCGTCTGCTGGTTCGGATGCGCTCACCGTATTTGTAAACGGCGAAGTTTATGGTCGTGTAAAACTTGAGGCAGGCGGTCGCTTGTCTTGGAGTGATGGTACTGGCTCGTATGACACCAATCTCTATCGCGATTCTGCAAATGTACTTGCGACAGACGATGTATTCAAGGCGGCATCTGGACTTATTACTTCTGCGATAAATGGTGTTCCTTCAGCCTCACTGCCTGATGGCGCAATTGCTGTTGACACGTTAAATG